AGATTACAACTTGCTTATGAAAACTTACCTAAATGGTTACAACAAGGTGTTATCAACTGGAACAAAGGTAATATTGAATTAGAAAATAAATCTAAAATTATTGCGGCCGCAACATCATCAAGTGCTATTCGAGGAGGTTCATATAACATTATCTTTTTAGATGAGTTTGCTTTCGTACCTACGACAATCGCTGAAGGATTTTTTGCGTCTGTATATCCTACAATTACTTCTGGTAAAAATACAAAAGTTATTATCGTTTCAACACCTTATGGTATGAATCAATTTTATAAACTATGGGTAGACGCTGAAACAAAGAAAAATGATTATATTCCTATGGAAGTACACTGGTCAGAAGTACCAGGTAGAGATGAGAAGTGGAAAGAAGAAACTATAAGAAACACTAGTGCTACTCAATTTGCTAGTGAGTTTGAGTGTGAGTTTTTAGGTTCAGTAAATACATTAATTAGTCCTGCAAAGATTAAAGCGACACCGTATATCAATCCTTTGAAGACTAATGGTAGATTATCAGTATTTGAAGAACCTAAAAAAGGTCATACTTATTTGTGTACGGTTGATGTTGCTAGAGGTACATTAAAAGATTACTCGGCATTTATTATCTATGATGTAACTGAACTACCATATAAAGTTGTTGCAACATTTAGAGATAACGAAATTAAACCTATATTGTTTCCTGAAATGATTGCGAAAGTATGTACACAATATAATAAGGCACATATACTTGTTGAAGTTAACGACATAGGCGCTCAAATATCAGATGGTTTACATTTTGAAATTGAATATGACAATATTTTAATGACAACACAAAAAGGTAGAGCAGGTCAGATACTAGGTGCAATGTTTAGTCAACGAGGCTCACAATTAGGTGTTCGTATGACAAAACAGATTAAGAAAATGGGTACTGCAAATATTAAAGCGATTATTGAAAGTGATAAAATGATTATCAACGACTTTCATATTATCGAAGAAATGTCAACTTATGTACAAAAAAATCAAAGTTGGCAGGCAGAAGAAGGCTGTAATGATGACTTTATGACTTGTCTAGTCATTTTTGGTTGGGTAGTCAACCAGAGATACTTTAAAGAAATGACTGATAGGAACATTAGAGCAGAAATGTATAGAGAACAAGAGAAATTAATTGAGCAAGATATGGCACCATTCGGATTTGTAGATGATGGCACACCTGAAGAGGAAAAACCCTTTAGTGATGAGTATGGAACCGTCTGGCATCCAGTTGTACGCAAAGGAAACTAGTGTAGAAATGGCATATAATAAATAGTATTGATTGAGAATTTGCAATGGGCGTATGAATAATACGGACTTTGAACAAAGGTAAAAATAACATTATGTATTTAAATTTAAATACAATTAACAAATAAGAGGAGAAAACCTAATGGCATTTCAAGTATCACCTGGTGTTCTCGTACAAGAAAAGGACCTAACTAACATAGTTCCTGCTGTCTCTACAAGTATTGGAGCATATGCTTTCAACGCAACTAGAGGACCTGTTGGAGAGATTACATTAATCTCTAACGAACAAGAATTAGTTAGTGTGTTTGGTAAACCTACGAAAGATAACTTTGAAGAGTATTTTACTGCTTCTTCTTTCTTACAATACTCAAACGCTCTGAAAGTTGTACGAACTGAAAATACAGGAATTTTAAACGCTGTAACAAACTCTGGTACAGCATTATTGATAAAAAATGGAAATGATTATAACACTGCTTACTTAGCAAGTGGTGCATATACAGGTATCTCTGGAATCGAATTTGTTGCTAGAAATGCAGGTGCATATGGAAATGGTTTATCTGTTTCTGTTTGTCCATCAGCGTCAGCATATGAAGTTAAAGGTGTTACAACCGTTAACGATTCTGCTGTAGCGGCTGGTGATACGCAAATCACGGTAACAAGTGGAACTAATATTGGTGTAGGCGATGTTATCGCTTTCTCAAGCTCTGCTGGAACAGATGACTATGATGATGGTCAGGAGTATGAAGTAACTGCTGTTGCTACAAACGACTTAACTATCAAAAGAAGAACTGGATCAGGTGGGTTAACTAGAATTATTACTAACGGTGCAAATGTTAGAAGAAGATGGAAGTATTATGACCAAGTGTCTGGTGCTCCAGGAACTTCTCCTGATGTATCTGCGGCTGGTGGTTCTGGTGATGAAATGCACATAATAGTAGTAGATTCAGATGGTACTATTAACGGAACAAGTGGCGAAGTATTAGAGAAGTTTGAAAATGTGTCTAAAGCTTCAGACGCTAAAGACGCTCAAGGTAGTAACAATTTCTATCCTGAAGTTATCTTTAAAAAATCTTCACTAATATATTGGGGAGACCACAACTCAAACGGAACTAATTGGGGAGACGCAAAAGCAAATAAAACATTTACAGATGTTACTGCTCCTATCTCATTAACCTTTACAGGTGGTGTAGATGGTACAGCAAGTGATGGTGTAAGAAAGACTGCTTTTGAACTATTCCAAGATGGTGAAACGGTTGATGTTAGCTTAATAATGGCTGGTAATGCAAGCGCAACTTTAATCGGTGATTTAATTACAATCGCTGAAACAAGAAAAGATTGTGTTGTATTTGCAAGTCCACAAAGAGCTGATGTAGTTGGTATTGCTTCTGCAATTACACAAACTAACAATGTACTAGACTTCTTCAATGGTATTCGTTCATCTTCATATGTTGTATTCGATAGTGGATACAAATATATGTACGACAGATACAATGATGTATTCAGATATGTTCCACTAAATGGAGATATGGCTGGCTTAACTGCTAGAACTGACTTAACAAATGACTCTTGGTTTAGTCCTGCTGGATTAAATAGAGGTATTATAAGAGGTGCTAGTAAAGTTGCTTACAATCCAAATAAGACTCAAAGAGACGAACTTTATAGAGCAAGAATCAACCCAGTTGTTTCTTTCCCTGGTCAAGGTATTGTTCTTTTTGGAGACAAAACTGGATTAACAACTCCAAGTGCTTTTGATAGAATAAATGTAAGAAGATTGTTTATCACTTTAGAAAAAGCAATTTCTACTGCTTCTAAATTCCAACTCTTTGAATTTAATGACGAATTTACAAGAGCGAACTTTAGAAACCTAGTAGAACCTTTTTTAAGAGAAGTACAAGGTAGACGAGGTATCACAGACTTTTTGGTAGTGTGTGATGAAACTAACAACACAGGCGAAGTAATTGATAGAAACGAATTTATTGCTGAAATATTTGTGAAACCAAATCGTTCAATTAACTTTATCACTTTATCTTTTGTCGCAACTAGAACTGGTATCTCTTTTGAAGAGATTGCAGGTTAAGGAGGAAATAAAAAATGGCAAACATTAACGATTTCAAAACTAAACTTGCTGGCGGCGGTGCTCGTAAGAACCAGTTTAAGGTAACAATGCCTTTTCCTGGTTACGCTCAAGTAGGTGGTGAAACTGAAGAGTTAGCTTTCTTATGTCAAAGTACATCTATCCCTGCAATGGCAATTGGAACTACAACGGTTAACTTCCGTGGTAGACCAATCTACTTAGCTGGTGATAGAACTTTTGAACCTTGGACAATTAAGGTACTTAATGATACTAACTTTAAATTAAGAGACGCTTTTGAAAGATGGCAAAATGGTATCAACAATATGTCAGACAACGAAGGATTAGTTAATCCTGCTGACTATCAAGTTGACGCTTTTATTGACCACCTTGATAGAAACGGAACTACTATCAAATCATATACTTTAAGAGGTTGTTTCCCAACTTCTATAAGTCCTATTGATTTAGATATGGAACCAACGGATGCTGTCGAAGATTTTGATGTATCATTTAGATATCTATTTTTCGAAGCTAGAACAACTACTTAATAGTAGACTAAATATATAATAAAACTTTGAGGATATAAAATGGCAGAGCTTTTCGGTTTTCAAATTACTAGAACTAAACCTAAAGTAGACCCTAAACAAAGTTTTACTCAACCTAAAGCGGATGACGGTACACAAACCGTCGCCGCTGGAGGTTATTTTGGTCAGTACCTCGATATGGAAGGTACTGCTAAAACTGAGCAAGACTTAATTAGGAGATATAGAGAGGTATCAATTCATCCAGAATGCGATATGGCAATAGAAGATATTGTCAATGAAGCTATTGTGGCGAATGAAATTGATAAGGATCCAGTAAGAGTTGATTTATCAGATACAGGACTTTCAAGTCCAATTAAGCGAAAAATTGAAGATGAATTTAAAGAGTTGCTAAGGTTAATGAACTTTAGTACAAAAGGACACGACATATTTCGTAGATGGTATGTTGATGGTAGATTATACTATCATAAAATTATTGATAGAGATTCACCTATTAAAGGTATAACAGAATTAAGATATATTGATCCTCGTAAAATTAAGAAGATACGAGAGATTAAAAAAGGACGACCTGTTGCTATTGCAAATATACAGATTGTCCACGACTATAACGAATATTTTTTATACAATGAAAAAGGTGTTGCAGGACCTGGTATGGCGAGTGGTGGTATTAAGATTGCTACAGACGCTATAGTTTTTTGTCCAAGTGGTTTAGTAGACTTGAACAAAAATATGGTTATGGGTTACTTGCATAAGGCAATTAAACCTGTAAATCAATTGCGTATGATTGAAGACGCTGTTGTTATTTACAGAATTGCAAGAGCACCTGAAAGAAGAATATTTAAAATTGATGTAGGTAACTTACCTAAAGTAAAAGCAGAACAATATCTCCGTGATGTTATGGCAAGATACAGAAACAAACTTGTCTATGACGCAAGTACAGGAGAGATTAGAGACGATAGAAACTATATGTCTATGCTTGAAGACTTTTGGTTACCTAGTAGAGAAGGTGGTAGAGGAACTGATATATCTACATTACCTGGTGGTCAAAACCTAGGTGAAGTTGCAGATATAGAATACTTCCAAAGAAAACTATATCGTTCTCTAAATGTACCAATTAGTAGATTAGAAGCAAGTCAAGGTTTCAATCTAGGTAGAAGTACCGAGATTACTAGAGACGAACTTAAATTTACAAAGTTTGTACAAAGATTAAGAAAGAAGTTTACAGAATTATTTAATGACTTATTAAGAACTCAATTAGTTTTAAAGTCAATAATTAATGATGATGACTGGATTGCTATAAAAGAAAAAATTAAATATGATTTCTTGCAAGATGGTCATTTCAGCGAACTAAAAAACGCTGAACTTTTAAGAGAAAGGATTGCTCTTGCAAATGATGTAAGAGATTATGTTGGTAAATATTTTTCAGTTGATTATGTTAGAAGAAACATATTGAAACAATCTGAAAGAGAAATGGCTGATATAGACAATCAAATTAAGAAAGAAATTGATGATGGTATTATTGCAAGTCCACAGACAGGCAGTGATCCCAACGAAATAATATAGGAGAAAAATTATGGCTGATGATGTTATAGAGAAACCAAATAGTACGGAAACATTTATTGATAAACTTGCGAGTGATGACAACGCAGGTGCTGGTGAAGCATTTAAAGACGCTATGAGAGGCAAAGTTGGTGACGCTTTAGACGCAAGTAGAAAAGACTATGCAAGTAATCTTTTCAATGCGGCTAGAGATGTTATGACTGGTCAATCAACGCCTGAAACTGCTGAACCTCACTCGGATCCAAAACCAGAAGTAGCGGAACCTTTTACGGCAACTGCTTCTAAAGATGAAGTGCAACAAGCATTTCAACAAGATAGTAAAGAGGGAGAATAAAAATGGCATTAACGGTATCAAGTATAGTAGGTAATGTTAGCGGACACATCAATAACGATAGATACTTAGCACTTGCACCAGCGGCTAAAACTGCTGTTGACCAAGTGATGACAGAATTAAACGGTATTGATTGGTCACAACCACAAGATTTAGTAAACATTATTGAAACTAAAGTAAGTGAAGTTGCGGCTGCAACTGGTTATGACGCTGACGACCTTAAAGCTTACTTTGAGGAGTAAGAATGGCTATAAGTGTTGTATCAAAAGTTGATGATACCACTAAAGCGATATTAACGGCTAGTGGTGCAGAAAGTGAAAGTGGAACTTTGTATAGTTCCGAAACACTTGTTTCACTAGCAAATGTTTATTACGAGATTAGAGGAACTGGTTCAGCGACTCTTACTCTCGGTGAACATACTTTAAGTTTAACTGGGTTTGGTAATTGGGGTCTGAAAGAAAACGAAAAACGATTAGTACCTCAACAAGAACTCAATAGTGCTACCGAGTTAAAAGTAACTACGGATGCAAATGTAAGTAAATTTAATCTTGCAATAGAATTGCAAAAAGAAATAGAGAGGCCTAATATCTAATGGCAGATAGTATAACAACGCAAGTGATATCTGATACAGCAGGCGTTAAGTATGTTGTAAAGAGAACAAACCATAGTGATGGTACAGGCGAAACTGATAGTGTTTTAGTTGACCCTGCTACATCTAATTTTATGACTGCTGATGGTACTAAAACTATCGGTAAAGTATGGTACTCTATTAATACAGCAAACTCTAAATCGGCAGTTGAGTTAGCCTGGGGAGGTGCAACTGAAAACACAACTACTCTAATATTGAGTGGAAACGGTTATTTAGATTTTAGAACTGCTGGTAATGATATACCTAACAACGCAACACAACCTAATGGTAAAGTGATTTTATCTACTAAAAACTTTGCTTTGGGCGATAACTATACACTTGTTGTTGAATTTAGATAAAAAATATTATAAATATTAGGGAAGAGAGGGATAATTCATATGAAATTAATTACTGAACAATTAGAAAATGTTGAGTACATTACCGAAGAAGTAGGTGGTAAAAAGAACTACAAGATTAAAGGTGTATTCTTACAATCTGAAATCAAAAATAGAAATGGGAGAACTTATCCTAGAGAAACACTTGCTAAAGAAGTTGCAAGATATAATAAAGAATTTGTCAACCAAAAAAGAGCATTTGGTGAGTTAGGACATCCTGACGGACCAACGGTAAATCTGGAAAGAGTAAGTCATATGATTACTGATTTACATCCAGATGGTAATAATTTTATGGGTGAGGCAAAAATAATGGATACTCCATACGGTAAGATTGTAAAAAATCTTATAGATGAGGGCGCTAAATTAGGCGTTTCAAGTCGTGGTATGGGTTCATTACAAAGAGGTTCAAATGGTCAGGCAATAGTCGGAAAAGACTTTTATTTGGCTACCGCTGCTGATATTGTGGCGGATCCATCTGCTCCAGACGCCTTTGTTGAAGGTATTATGGAGAATAAAGAGTGGATTTGGGACAATGGTATTATCAAAGAGAGAGAAATTGAAGAGTATAAAGAGTATATTGCTAAGGCAAAACGACTAAAAATCGCTGAAGCTAAGGCAGATGTATTCGCTAATTTCCTCAAAAAATTGTAATATTATAAATATCTAATAACAAGAAAAATTAATTAATTTTTTTAAATAAGGAGACTTCAAATGGCCGAAACAGAAAAACAAGTTGTTGAAGCAACTGCTCCAGACGCTCCGAAAAAGAACGCTGTGGCTGCTGAAACTTCGCCGTTAAAAAATGACGCTGAAGATTTAGGTTCTGCTGTTGTTAAACCAACAGATAGTAATCCTGACGCAACTAAAAAAGTTAAGCCAGTTTCAGGTGACGCACAACAGAAAAACGCTGGTGCTGCTGATCCTATGCCTTCTGTGAAGAAGGAAGAAGCTGAAGATTCTGAAGGCGAGAAGATATCCGAAGGTGAAATGCCAGACGGTCTGAAAAAATACTTGGACAAAAAGAAAGAGAAATCTGAAACTTCTGACAAAGAAAAAACGGAAGAAGGTTATAAGATGAATGCTTCTTATAAAAAAGAAGACGAAATGAAAAAGTCCGAGAAATCAGAAGAAGACCAGAAAGCAAAAGATGTTGATGTGAAAGAACACATTGACGCTTTAACCTCTGGAGAATCAGACTTGTCTGAAGAGTTTAAACAAAAAGCAGCTACTATTTTCGAAGCAGCTATTACTTCAAAAGTAAAAGAAATTGCTGAGGAAATGGAAGTTGATTACAACAAAAAATTTGACGAAGAAGTATCAAAAGCGAAATCATCACTTGTTGAAAAAGTTGACAACTACTTAAACTATGTTGTTAATGAGTGGATGAAAGAAAACGAACTTGCTATCGAAAGAGGTATTAAGGGCGAAATCGCTGAGGACTTCATCAACGGTCTGAAAAAACTTTTTGAAGACCATTACATTGATGTTCCAGATGAAAAATATGATGTGTTAGAAGACCAAGCTTCGAAAATCGAAGAGTTAGAAAAGAAACTTAACGAAGAAATCGGAAAAAATGTAGAGATGACTAAAGAAAATTCATCTTTAAAAAAATCTGACATTTTAGCTGAGGTCGCTTCTGATTTAGCAGACACTTCAAAAGAGAAGTTTGCTAAACTTACAGAAGAGGTTGAATTTTCAAACGCTGACGACTTTAGAAAAAAAGTTGAGACTATTAAAGAATCATACTTTGGATCTAAAAAAGAAGCAAATTCTGACAGCGAAGTTGATAATGCGGTTGCGGACAATCAAGGTGTAAATACTGAAGATTTGTCTAATGCAATGGCTGCTTATACAACCGCTATTAGTAAAACTAAAGACATTAAGGTGTCGTAATTAATAATAGGAGAGAGGAAAAAGATATGTACTTATCTGAAACTTACCAAAAGAAATGGCAGCCAGTATTAGACCATCCTGATTTACCAAAAATCAGCGATAGCTATAAAAGAGCTGTTACAAGTGTTATCTTGGAAAACCAAGAAAACGCACTTAAAGAAGACAGAGCATTTTTAAAAGAAGACGCTCCTGTCAACCAAACTGGTTCAAACATTGACAATTGGGATCCAATCCTAATTTCTCTTGTAAGAAGAGCAATGCCGAACCTTATCGCATACGATATTGCTGGTGTTCAACCAATGAGTGGTCCAACAGGACTTATCTTTGCTATGAGAAGCAGATACAAAACTCAAGGTGGAACTGAAGCATTATTTGACGAAGCAGAAAGTAAATTTTCTGGAAATGCTGCTAACGCAAACATTCCTGGATCTGCTGGAACTTCAACAAATTCGCCTGCACAAAACAACCCTGCTGTACTTAATGACTCGCCTGCTGGAACTTATACTTCTGGCGAAGGTATGTCAACGGCTTCTGCTGAGGCACTAGGTGACTCTTCAGGAAACGCATTTGCTGAAATGGCTTTCTCAATTGAGAAATCAACGGTAACTGCAAAGTCGAGAGCTCTAAAAGCTGAGTACACAATGGAACTTGCACAAGACCTTAAAGCAATTCACGGTTTAGACGCTGAAACTGAATTGGCAAACATCTTATCTGCTGAAATCCTTGCTGAAATCAATAGAGAAGTTGTAAGAACAATTTACATCAATTCAGAAAAAGGTGCTCAAACAGACACAACTACTGCTGGTATCTTTGATTTAGATACTGACTCAAACGGTAGATGGTCAGTTGAAAGATTTAAAGGTTTAATGTTCCAATTGGAAAGAGACGCTAACGCTATTGCTCAAAGAACAAGAAGAGGGAAAGGTAATATAATTATCTGTTCTTCTGATGTTGCTTCTGCATTGCAAATGGCTGGTATCCTTGACTACACACCTGCGTTAAACAACAACTTAAATGTTGATGACACAGGAAATACTTTTGCTGGTGTATTAAACGGCAGATTTAAAGTATACATTGATCCATATTCAGCAAACCAAAACAGCAAACAATTCTATGTTGTTGGTTACAAAGGTACTTCACCTTATGACGCTGGTATGTTCTACTGCCCATATGTACCATTACAAATGGTAAGAGCAGTTGGTCAGGACACTTTCCAACCGAAAATCGGTTTTAAAACTAGATACGGCTTACAAGCAAACCCATTTGCTGAAGCAGGTTCTGGTGATAACGCTGTGATTAACGGTGCTGGTTCTGCGAACTCTAACAGATATTACAGAAAAGTCCAAGTAACTAATCTTGCATAATCTGTATATCAGTTAATACTGAAAACGAAAAAGGGCGGCTTAGGTCGCCCTTTTTTTATGCCTATATAAAACCTATATAAATAATAGTATGGCACAAACACTAGACTCAATAGCACGAAGACCAACAGAAATGGACTATGCAAGCCCTAGTCAATTTAAGTTTAGTCTTACAAAATTACCTAAAGTAGAATATTTTTGCACCGAGGTGAACATACCTGGTCTGCAACTAGGTAATGCTACTCAACTAACATCATTAAGAGATATACCTTTGCCTGGTACAAAACTAGACTTTGGCGATTTAATATTAACATTTCTTGTTGATGAAAAGTTTGAAAACTATGAAGAGATATACACTTGGTTAAGAGGTCTAGGTTTTCCTGGTGAACACGGAGAGTATTCAAATCTAACTGCTGCTGGCAGAAATAGATTTCCGACTCAAGGTAAAGGTAATGAAAACACAAACGCAGGTAGAGAAGGTTCAGCAACTCCTCAAGGTCCGATTATGTCAGACGCCACACTATCAATCTTATCTGCAAAAAACAATGTGATAAAAGAAGTTAGATTTAGAGATGTATTTCCTGTATCTGTATCTGGTGTAGGTTTTTCTACACAAGCAAGTGATGTATCATACTTAACATCTTCTGTAACTTTTAAATATTTAATGTACGACTTTGCTGAACCTGGTAAGAAATCTACACTACAAAATACATAAGACTATTGACAAATACTAGATATAGTGTTAATATATCTGTACTAACAAAGGTGAAAAAATATTATGACACTTGAAGAATTACAAGATTTGGTTGACAAGAAAACTAAAATCAACGATACTGAACTAGATTTAGAGGCACTTAAAACGCCACAATTACATAATGAATTTATGAAACTTTATAATAAGTTTAAATTGATGTTAACAAAATCACAAGCAGAATTATCAACAATCAAATTGCACAAATGGGAATACTATACAGGTAAAGCTGACCCAGCAGTTTATCAACAAAAACCATTCAATCTTAAAATTTTAAAACAAGATGTAGATAAGTATATCGAAGCAGACGAAGACTATCAAAAGATAAAACAAAAAGTAGATTACTTAAATACTATTGTTGACTTCCTAGATAAAACAATCAGACAAATAACAAATAGAGGTTTCTTAATTAAAGACGCAATTGAATGGCGTAAGTTTACAAGCGGAGCTATTTAATAATGCAACCAGAGAAGTTATACCTGCGACAGGACTCTCTATTCGATAGTAAGTGGATTGATAGTGTTGAAGAATACGCTAAAAATATTCAACAAAAGAAACTTGTTATACAAGATGGTAAACAAACTGAAAGAGATAGCACAGGTTGTTTCTTTACAAATGATTGGTTACAAAAAGATTTAGCAAATGTAATCAATGAAACTAATAAAGTTTGTAACTGGAACTTTAAGTTAACAAAGTTTGAAGACTTCCAATATACATCATACGATAAGAAACAACATTACAATTGGCATACTGATACACATAGTAAACCATACGCTGATGGTATGATGAGAAAAGTATCTTTTAGTTTGTTACTAAATGACAACTTTAAAGGTGGTGAATTTGCAATATGCGAAGCACATCCAGACTCAAATAAATCAGTAGTACATAGATTTGATAATGTAAAACCAGGCACAATTATTGTGTTCTATTCAGGTCTATGGCACAAAGTATATCCAATTAAATCAGGTATTAGAAAATCACTAGTAGGGTGGACACTAGGTCCAATGTTTCAGTAATGGTAGAACATAGATATATTATCATAGAAAAGAAAGACGAAGTATACTTAACAATTGACGCTGAAAGCGACATAAGAAGAGAGTTAAGTGAGTTTTTTACTTTTGAAGTACCTGGTTATAAGTTTATGCCACAATATAGAAATAGATATTGGGATGGTAAAATAAGATTATTTAAATATGCAAAAGGTGAAATATACTATGGTCTTTTGCCATATGTTAAGAAGTTTTGTGAAGATAATAATATACAAGTAATCACAAAGATAAAAGAAAAGAATAAACCATTAGATAAGATAGAGTGTGCTAAATTTTGTAAGGCATTAAATATACCTTTACAGATTAGAGACTATCAATTCAATGCTTTCTATCACGCAATACAAGAGGATAGATGTTTACTATTATCGCCAA